GGTAATGCTGACACGCTTGTTTGCAACCAAGGTAGAGCGAGTGCTATTGCCAATAAAACCTTGGAAAGAAGCAGGCTCAACATTGTCAGACTCAATTGGAGTCACCTCAACATTGGTCACTTGGATCGCATTGGTTGCATCCGCAGTAGGATCAGTTCCATAAGTAGTCTCTTTCTTCGCCAGCAATACCTTTTTGCGTGTCAGTGCCATTTGTCAAGCGGAGGTAAGATCTGTTCTGCTCGTACGATAGCGCACAATAAAATCTTGTGTCACTACCCCCAAGGGTACATCTGCTTCATACAAGTTGAATTCAACCCGATCAGGTGTCGTGTCACGAGCATATCCGTTCATCGTCTGATCAGCCATTATCAACTCAGTAATTTGTTGAGTGAATTGATCAGATACATCATCGGGAATTGCATTTCGCACAATCGTCGTTACGCGCACCCGCATTGACCAGTCAAGCTTCTGAAAAAACGTCCCGTCCGTTGGCTGATCACTGATTGGCTCAATAATTATTGCCGGAGATTCGTTACGAGCAATTGGCTCTACCCTGCTGCGATACACAGTGACGCCAGTTGCGGCATTCAAATTATTTTTCATGCGTGTCAGTATTGACTCGCGAAATGAATCAGCCACTTGTCCTAGCGGTTCGATAGCGCACTAAAAAATCCTGAGACACAACTGCCAAGGGCACATCTGCTTCAAACAAACTAAAGTCTACGCGATCTGGAACAATATCCAAGCACTCACCGTTAAGAGTCTCTTCAGAAACAAAATTACGATGCACGATTTTCGTATATAAGTCAGACGCATCGTCTGGGGCGTTATCTCTCACCAAAGTTGTAATTCGCACCCGCAACGTCCAATCCAATTGATCGTAATAATTTGTATCATTTGGCTGATCGTTAACTGGTTCAATGATTACTGCCGGCGTTTCACCTCGCGTTAATGGTTCAACTCGGCTGCGATATACCGTCGCGTTCAACTCATTATCTGTAATCAACTGATCGCCAGATTGCGTCAAAACAAAAACGCCTGCCTGTGTTGTTAATAAGCTGGTTTCTAAAATATCTTTTATGGCCGCAAGAATTCGTTCTCTTTTTGTGTCAGCCACTAGTCCTTGCTCAACAATAGTTCAGAAAAAAGGCCGTCATCAACAGGTCGATTTTCACGCACCGTATAGGCAGCGGAGTCAACAGTAATAGACGTGCCGCGAGCAGCGCTGCTTACATCAGAAGTTTTTGCAGTTAGCAAATACTCCCGTGACAATGCAACACCACCCGCGATCACATCCATCGGTGAATCGAGGATACCCTTGAATTCTGCGCCGGCGCCGATTTGGCACGGTACAGCGAATTCGCTGAGGCTCAGATAAGCAAGGGTATCATTGATCATCAGCCGTACTTCTTAGAAGCAAGGGCGACGACAGAAACGGCGCCAGCGCCAGTACCACCAGCAACGGTGATGCTGAGCTTAACAAAACGCTTCATGTCGTTGGTGTTCACGCTGATCTTCTCCACCAGAGCCGTGTTGGCATCGGTGGTGGTGAACGCGCCGCCGGTCACATCGGTGTAAGTACCACCAGAAGTGTCGGACTCCTGCAACTTCACAGCGTAGGTGATGGAAGCACCACCAGCCTCAGCGTCAAGCACAACGGCCATTTCGCCTTCGTAGTCTTCCAGGTCAACGGCAGAGCCAAGACCAGTGGTCGTGACAACGTCGTTGGGAAGAAGACTCAGAACAAAAGTTTTGTCTCCGAGATTGTGAATCATGGTTTTACTCCTTGAAAGTTAAATGGGTGATCAGAGAGTGTTGTTACCGCGAGAGAAGCTCTCAGGGTGACGAACTGCCATGTCCACATCTTGCATGGCGACCACGCGAACAGTGCCGCTGGTGCTATGGGTGTAAGGATCAACAGTCAGATCCAGACCGGAGAAGTAACCGATCAGCAGGTCAGCGAAGTTGCCGAACCACAGATCGTTGCTTGCAATCTGATTTGAAACCACAGCACGGTAGCCGTTCACTTCGTCATCCGTATAGATGAACTGAGCGGTGTTGCTAGCCTTTTCTGCAGTCTTCAGAGCACCGCGCATTGCAGCGTTCATCAGATATACAGGAGTGCCGAGCAGAGCGTTAGCACCTGCAACGTCAGACTCAAGAGCAACCACTTCGGCAAACGTCGGAGTGTTGGCAGCAAAATCTTCGGTCAGCACACCAGTGGTGTTCTTAAGGCCCAGAGGCTCGGAGTTGGTGCCGGTGCCATACAGGCCGCTGTAATCGATCTTAAGTGCCAGGACTTCAGCGAGATCACGGCGAACCATGTTCTCAACGTCGATGCTGGACTGAATCAGCAGACGACGGCTGTAATCGTTGTAGGCAGCCACGGTGCGAGGCATCATGGTCACCTGATCCACAGTCTGCTGAGACTCGGTAGGTGAACCGGATTCAGCCACCCAATAGGCAGTGGCAGCACCGTTTTGACGCGGGATAGCGACGTTGCCAGTCAGGCCGGTCAGCACGCTTGCACCAGCTTGATCCAGTGCAGATGAGTTGCGCAGGATGTCAATGAAGGATCCAGCTTGCAGCTCAGTGGCGACCAAGTTACCGGCAGAAGCAGCAGAACCAACGGTCAGGTCGCGGGTGAGCACTTCCTGAGGAATGGTGATGCCACGGGACTGACGGCCAAGCTTGGCAGCAGCAGCTTCGGAGGCTTCGATTTCAAAGCCAGCGGCTTCGCGTGCAGCACGGTCAGCAGGGTTTGCTAGGTAGCTGATAGCGCGAACCCAAGAGAAAGAACGGGTTTCCTTTTCAGAAAGACCGATCTCTGCAGCGGTGTTATCCACTGGTTTGATTTGAGAGCCCATTTGATCAATAAGAGCAGAACGAAGTTCATCCAGCGAACGAGAATTCATGACGAATTCCTGTGCCAGATCGATGTTGTCAGTGCGCTTACCAAGGGCAAGCATTTCTGCAGCTTCCTTAGCCTTGGCCTCGCTGGCCTCAGCACGAAGAAGCTCCAAGTTCGGAGTTTGTTCTTCCATAACTGGAGATGGTTGAGTGTTTACGGATGAGGCCGTAGATACAGCTTCATTGTGTATGAAACTGCGACCAATGCCAACAGTTTGATCCGCTGGCACGGTCACCAGCGAAATTTCAAACGGTTGATAGGAAGTAGCGCGATACGTCGTTGGCGACGTAGTACGATCTTCCTCCATATCGTTAATTTTATAGCCAAAACTTACATTGCGAATAATCCTATCTTTGATTAAATCTTGCATTTCACGACCTAACTCATTATTTGCAAGTTTTACTTTTGCATAGCCACGCTTGTCTTTAATGTAGGCGCGTTCAACAACACCAACAATTTTATCGGCATCATGTTGATAAAGAAGCGGTGCTCCGTCATTTAGGCGCGACAGATCCATCGCACTTTCTGACATCATCAATACTTCGCTACCGAAATAACGCTCGACAGGTTCTTCAGAAGCAAAAGGAAACTCAACAGTGCGATCGTCCTCAGCGTAAAACTCAGTACTATGTGCGCGTATAAGTTTTGTGTTTTCATAGATACGAATTGCTGCAATCTTTGTCAACGTACTGAATTTATGACCGACCTTACGGTCAGTAGCTTCGCCGTCACGATAAAGCGTAATCAATGCAGCGGGGTCATCCGCAGTGCCAGTAATAGTAAAAGACGAATCAGGGACATCAATTGTTCCGTTTCGTTCAACACGAACAATGCGTCCGCGAGCAGTACCGCCAGAAGAACTCCAGCTAACAAAATCACCGACTTTGAGTGCATCAGGTTCAGCGCGATCCATGTCCTGTTCAGCTTCAATTTGTTCTTCAATTAAATCATATTTTCGCTCGCGTGCATTCTTGATTGCACTAGCTTTCGAATCACTCCATGACTTTCCTGCATCACCGCCCCAAGCGGCCCATGCAACGCGACCTTTGCTGGGATAACCTTCTTCACCTGACGAAAATCCCTTGCCCTTTTTGTCGACTTCATGGCGGGCAAACCAAGCCGACATTGTAATTACTGTGTCAGGCGACATTTCGTCACCAGACAAAATTTGAGAAGCGCGAGTTGCAGCATCATCAGTACCGCCAGCCTTGCCTTCCTTTTTCCAAGCCCGATAACGCTCAGCCTCTTCCTTCATGCCACCGGTCGGCGTGAGGTTGATGTCGGTGCCGTTGACATTAGCCATTAGGATTCCTCCTCGTGGTTTTCAGGATGAGCCGTTTCTTCAGGCGGCGGGTTTTGTGATTGGCCTGCCTTGTCAACTGCACTAGGGTCAGAATCCAAAACAATGCCAAGCTCGTCCATTGTGGCAAGCTCATGCTGTCTTTGCCTCATTGTTTCCTCAAAATCGCCGCCGTGCAAAGCAATGACTTGCGACAGCGTCATGATGCCACTGCGAATCAAGGATTTGTAAGCTTCTGCTTCCTTTTGCGGATCAACGAATTGTGCTGCTGGTGCAACCCATTTTGATTCGTAATAACGATCAGGATCCATATCAAATCCCGACACGCGCAATTCACCTGCCATGACAGCCATTTCCATCCATTTTTCATAGACGGGTTGACAGAGGCGCTCAATAATATATTGCTGCAAACCTCGATAATGAGCGCGGGTTTCAATCAATTCAAGCCGCGATGAGCTGTAGTTTGACTGCGAAAAATCACTGCTCACTTGCGTGTAGCTGCATCCAACACCAGAGGCGACGGCACGCAACATCTGCGCAACAAAAGGCGTAAAAGCATCATCTGGCCGCTGAGGTGAGAAGAACTGCATCTCTTCACCCGGTGCGAGACGGCGGATGCTGCCAGGAGCGAAGTCCAGCACCGACTGATCTTCAAACGTGCCATCCTCAAACAGCTCCTGATCAGGCGTGCGAACAAAGCCCATCATTGCTGAGCTGGCACGGGCCGCGATAATCTCCGCCTCTTCGTAACCTCTCAAGTTATTGAGACGCATAATTGCCGAGGCAAATGCGGTTACACCACGGGTCTGCCCCGGACGCTCAGTGCTGTAAAGATGAATTACCTCTTCAGCCGGTACACGGACGCGACGCTTTTTCGCAACATTTCCGTATGAAAACTGATAATCGCCGGGGTGATACGTCAGGAAATGATACGCAACCGGCCGTCCCCATTCATTAATTTCAACGCCCATACGGACGCGATTGCCATTTGCCTCAAAGCCTGTGTAATCATCGTCGAGCAGATCAGCCTCAATAACCTCAAGACCAAACGGCACACGAGAGTCACCGAATCGCTGATTGACAAAGCGGACAAACACTTCGCCCGTTTCGATCATGCTGCGCAGACACAGGCGCTGAACTTCATTCCAGCTCAACGTGCCACCAGCGTGACAATTCTTAGCCTTGCCCCACTTTCGCCATTCGTGCTCAATAACGCCATTCAGTCTTTCATCAAGGCGGCCGCCACGAATCATTCGGACTTGTGCCTGATGCTTGATGCCTTGCCCGACGACGTTATTAACAAGGGCACGCAGAGCAGATTTTGCAAAGTCTGAATCGCGAACCAGTGAACGAGCGCGGTTACGCAGGATCCGCAGGCTGTTCTTGACTTCTGAATCGGCGCTAGTGCCTTGACTAACCCAATCGCTTGTAAGGCGATTTAGATCAGCACCGGCATAGTTGCGGCGTTGACGCTTTTTGCGACGAGTGAAAGGCCACATCTCAGATAAACCTCACGCGAGTGACGCCTGGATTGCCGAGACCCTGCCGGACCTTTTCAGCGCGGCGCTCTCTGTCAACTTCAGCTTTCAAGGTATCCCGTAGTTGCAGAAGCTCTGTCATTTTATAACGCTTTAGGCTTCTGTTTCCAATTGTGTACTCCTGAACTACTCCGCCTTCTGCAAGCGTCCGTATTGCGGCCTCAACTTTTTCAAGGTCGATTTCAGCTCGCGAACGATCGTCAAACGCACCAGGTGTTCCTGTGTATCCCAGTGTCGCTTTGACTGTAAATTGACCGCGACCAGCAGTGTGCTGTAGTGCTCCTGTGGTTGCGATGGCCTGCCATGTCCAAAGTCCTGCGTCAAAGTTCGTCGTGGTGCTGCTCGGGACAGTAACGCGCCAGCCGTCCGATTCTGCAACGCCAACAATAGTGGCACCTTCAGATGCGGTGTTGGTCCTAGCGTACCAAGTCAGCGTGTAGGTTCCGCTGGTTATGTTGTTGCCGATCGTGTCAACGAACGCAGGAACGTCAAAGATGACCGTGTCACCTGCGTGGATAATTTCAGGAACAGAGATCGTCACCAGTTCGTCACGAATGATCCTCGCTGTCGTGCAATGCGCCGACGACGAAGCGGTTGCTGTTCAGATTCTACCGGCTTGTCAGGTTGTTTGTCAGCCTTTACAACCTTGGCTTTTCCGAATTGCTCGAATATTGTATTGCGATTAAATCGCATGTATAAGAAATTTAACGCTGCGTAGCTGTAAACGAAGCAGTCCAATGCTTCATTACGATCACCTGCTTTTTTCTTCCATTCCCTAACAGCAAAACCTTTGACGTATCGCACCACCTGTCGCTCGGAAGTAAGTTGCTTGAAATATTCTTGTCCGGCTTCCGCATGAAAATGGATATACCCTGCGCCAACTTCGTTGTGCTTCAAGCGGCCAAACAGCGTAGTCTTTATGGTGTCAGCGCCAACGGGATACACCTGCGCGGAATTTTTCAACACCTGCCCGCGATAATTGATGTCAACCTTGCTGGGCTTGCCAATAGCAGGTTTGTTGCGTTGTGACTGACCCTTCAACGCGAAAACATTGTGCTTTGCGCGTTCGCGTGCGTATGCATAAACTTCCGAAGTGAAGTGGCCGCCAGAGTCAATTCCAATTGAGTTGATCCTTACTTCCTTACCACTTGCTGTTGTGTAAGTACGCAGAATCACATCATCAAGCTGATCCCATAGCTTTTTCCCAGCAGGGTCACCATAGATTTCAGCGTGTGAAATTAGCCAGCACTCTTCACCCTGTCCCCAAGCGTAAATTCCAATTGCCAGCCTGTTGTCCTGCACGTCAACACCAGCCGTCACAATGCTCGCACCATCTGGGATCTCGCCTGCAGGATAAAATTCAGCACGCTCACGCAGGCCATCAGCACCTAGCCTTGCGCCAACTTCCTCCTCCCAAGTCTCGCCAAGCACAGTGTTAACAAACGTCTTTAACAATGGCGCATCTGATTTAGCCCTTAAAAATTCAGTGACAATCTCCTCCCACCCCTTCCAGCCCAGCGGCGAATAAAGCGATGACAAGTGAAACCCAACCGTGCGAGGATCTTCTGAAGTTGATGTAGATCGCCATTCACCACGACGCAGCATCTCGCCCTTATGATATTCAGGTATGTGAGAACCACATTCTTCGCAAACATAAACAGCAGTTGAAGGATCAGCATCACGCCACTGAATATTTTTCCACTGCAACCATTGCATGTGATCACAATGTGGGCACGGTAAAAAAAACCGGCGTTGATCACTTGCTAAATATTCAGTCTCTATTCTGCTCATATCCTTGACAGTTGGTGTAGAAGTAAGGATGATCTTTCTACGCGAAAACGTTGACGCACGACGTTCCGCCAGCGCACATGGATCGCCTTCTCCGTCTACATCAGCAGGGAAAGCATCAACCTCATCCAACAACACCCACCGACATGGCGCTGACCGAAGACCAGTTGCGCTGTTTGCACCGGTTAAAAGCAAAATACCTCCAGGGTATTCTTTGGAAAACATCGTGTTTCCAGAGTCCCGACTCCTAGCTGGTGCAACCTTGTCCGCTAAGCATGGTGTCTCATGTATCAAACTATCAAGCCGCTGTTTGCTCAAACGTTTCGCCATATCAATGGTGGGCTGCACAAACATCGCGGGGCCTGGTGCGTGCGCGATCATGTAACCAACCACGTTATTGATCGCCTCCGTCTTGCCGAGCTGGGCACCAGCCATGAATACAACTTTTTGCACAGGGCTGCTGGACGACATGCAGTCCATGATTTCACGCAGGTAGGGCGTTCGATCAGTTCGCCACGGCCCTGGCTCTGACGATGCCTTCCCACTCAGCATCCTGTACTTATCGGCCCACTCCGAAACAGTCAGGTTTTCATCGGGCCGCAACCCGCTTAGAAATGACTCGCGATAGAGTGCAGAACCATCACGCATCAGTCAGCCTCTCCAATGCTTTGCGCAATTCTTCTGACAGGGCCTGATGTATTACGACGCTGTCAGTCTCGGCGGCAAACTGGTTCGCGACCCGATCAGGAATGCTGTTTAAGGCGTCCCGCACAGAACGTGCCAGTGAAAACGCCTCCCGCTTGACCTTCTCCGCATCGCATAATTTTTCCTCCTTTTCCTCCAAATCTAGGCGCGACATCTCGGCTCGGAAATATTCTGACTTGGCACGCGACTCATTGAACGTAGGGATTTCTAGTTCCGATGTTGGCGTGCGCGTGCTATCTTGCTGGGTTGGGTTTTCGTAATTCCACGCCTTAACGGCGGCGTCTTTGTCGTAAGATACTTGGTTACCTTTTTTCGTCCATGTGCCATCGAGCCGTCCCGTGCCCTTTACCTGGCTCAGGCGTGCGCTGCTGACTCCCAATAAATTTGCTAACTCCTTGTGCGTTATTTGCGCCATTTAGGAGTGATTAACGATCGCTAACCGGATATTACACGAAATAACGGAATGCACGCAATTCTACATATATATGCACCTTGACACGTCAGATGGTAAGACCATTCGGCCCTGACGCTAGCGAAAAAATGCGGTCCGAAACTACCA